GCAAGGACGTTCATGCACAGCATCACCGAGATGCTGACAAACCCCGAATTATATGGGGATGGGCCTAATCTTATTGATGATTGGGGTCCTTTTAAACCTGAGGGTCAGGCAACTTGGTCTTCTGAGCAGATTTACGTTTCTAATCGTACTGGTGCTGAGAAAGATCCGACTGTTGCTGTTTTGGGTGTTGGCCAGCAAATATATGGTCGTCGTGCCGATGTTATTAAATTTGACGACGTTGCCACGCTGGACAACATGAGAAACCCTGACAGGGTAGCTGGTATGCTTGAGTGGTTTGATAAAGAAGCTTTGTCTCGTATTGGGCGTTCTGGTAAAGCCATTTGGATTGGGACTCGTGTCCAACCCGGTGATATTTACTCTACTTTGGCCATGAGACAAAATTACAAGGTTTTGAAGTACCCATGTATTCATGATGAGACTACGGAGCGTACTTTGTGGCCTGAGCACTTCCCATATGAGCAGGCGCTTATTCATAAGACTGAGATGAGACCTGCCGACTTCCAGCTGATTTATCAGCAGGTTGACATTCCGGGTGCTGGCGCTTCGTTCACTGAGGAAATGATTGATGCCTCTAAGGACACTAGTCGTGTGGCTGGGCACTATGACACTGGTTGGCGTTTGATAGCTGGGCTTGACCCTGCTGGTGGCAATAAGGGTTCTGGGTTTACGGCGTTTACTTTGTTGGGCGTTGACCTTTCTACCCAGAAACGGTATTTGATTGATTCTGTTGCCGTTAAGTCAATGAAGGCCCCTCAAATGAAACAGCAGATTTTGGAATGGACTGACAGGTACCCTATTTATGAATGGCGTGTTGAGTCTAATGGTGTTCAATCTCAAATCATTCAATATGATGTTGAGCTTGTGCAGGAGCTGGCTAAGAGGGGTGTCCGTGTGGTTCCCCATCAGACACATGGTAATAAGTGGGATCCACAGTTTGGCGTAGAGTCTATGGCCCCGTTGATGGAAACTGGTTTGTTTTCTATGCCTTGGGGCAATCAGCCTACGACCACTACATTCCAGCCTATGATTGATGAGCTTATTGCTTTCCCTATGGGAACTGTATCTGACAGGGTAATGTCTTTGTGGTTTGCTGATCTTGGTGTTCGTGATTTGGTTAAAAGAGCTCATTTGCCTATGTTCCATGAGAGGATGCATGTCCCTAATCGCATTAAACGTAAGCGACGTGTGGTAGACTTTCATAATCGTGAGGTAAGGGGTATTAGATTGCAGGATCAACGACCGGGGCATATGTCTCGTGCAGCTAGTGGTTATAGGCGACAGACTGTTGGTAACGCTATGGATCATAGCGCTGTTGAAGAATACGAAATAGATGATGGCCCGCAGCCGATGAACATTGACCCACAGATATGGAGCGAAGAATGAAACACCAAGTACACATCCACCAGCAAAGGCTCAGAAAGGGCCTTCCTGCTATTATTCATAGAACCTATAAGGGTTCTGAGTACCATCAGGAGTTTGAGATCCCTGAGGGCGCTAAAGTTATCCAATCTGAGAAACCTCTTTCTTGTGGAGCTAGGGCTTGGATAGAATGGCAAGATTAGACAAAGGAGACACTTGTCGGGTTTTGTCTGAGGAGAAGTATGTTTAAAAAAGTCCTCAATAAGAGAGCATACCGTGATGCTTCAGAAAAACTTAAGGAAAACGAAATGCTTTGTGGCACTATGTCTGGCGACAGGCCTGTGTATTTTTCTATGGAGAAAGATTCAACCGATAGTGAAATTAGAGAGAAAGCGTTTGAGATCCGTGAAGGCCGTAAAATGACCAAAGTTGAAAAAACATTATTGAGTATTGCTGAAAGAGCTAAGCATGCCTCTTGATACCGACCGCCTTGCTAGCATGTACTCTGCGTGGCGAGCACGCTATGAAGAACGTGATGTCAGGATTGATACGATTGATCGTGTCATTAAAGGCGAGTTTGATGTCTTTGATCCAGACGAAGAGGGCATAGATTCTAAGTCGCCTAACCTTATTCAGGTTGCTTTAGAGGATACGGCAGAGGCAGCTAGCCTCGTGCCGACTATTCGTGTGCAACCGAGCACTAATTCTAAGGAAGCTCGTAAGGTAGCTAGAAAAATGGAGCGTGTAGCTGGAAGCTACATGGACGCTAATGGCGTTGATCTCCTTATCCCCCGTGCTGTTATGGATATGGCAGCGTATGGTTTCAGTGTCTGGACCTTAACTCCAGACTTTGAGCAGAAGATACCTTTGATTGAACGGCGTGATCCTAGGCATTGTTACCCTGAACCCGGATTCAAGCCGGGTGATGAGGTCAGGCGGTGCATGTTCGCTCGTGAAGTGTATTATACGCAGCTTCCAGAGGAATATCAGGTAGCTATTGCCGAATTTAGTGGTCAAAGGACCGATATACAAAATCCAGACGAAAATACTCGTGTGGTCATAGTTGAGTACTTCTCTGAAGAAGAATACGTTCTTTCTGCCCTATATCAGGGTTCAACAGAGGGTTTTAACCGCTATGGGTCCAATACAGACATACCTTACCCTGTCGTATTGGAAAGAATTGAGAACGAAACAGGGGTTTGCCCTGTAGTTATTGGGTCTCGTATCACCCTTGATGGGGAAACGAGGGGCCAATTTGACCAAGTAGTGGGGCTTTTGGAAGCCCATATACGACTTATGGGCCTTGTGCTGGACTTTGCTGACCAATCGGTCTATTCAGACATCTGGGTTCGTGACCTTATAGGCGAAATGCCTTATGGTGGTGGGTCATTCATTGAATTGGGCCCATCTGGTGCTATTGGTCGTGTGCCACCAGCTGTTAGCAGCTTTAACATCCAAGCTGATTTAACTAATCTTATGGAGGGAATCCATATAGGTGGCCGTTGGCCTAAAGCACGACCCGGTGAAGTTGATCAATCTATTGCATCTGCTAAGTTTATTGAAGCTTCAGCTGGCATGATGAATACGGCTATCAGAACGTATCATCAAATACTACAAAAGAAACTTGAACGTGTCCTTCGTATTGGTTTTGCTATTGACAAGCAATTCTTCAATACTCACAAGACTGTTTCCGGCATTTTGAGGAATCAGAACTATATAGAAGAATATCAACCTTCTAGGGACATTGATATGAACCATCGTTTGAGAGTGGAGTATGGTCTTGGTTTAGGCCGTGATCCAGCGCAAAGCGCTGTTTTGCACATCCAATACTCTCAAGCAGAGTTTGTATCTAAAGAATTTGTACAAGAAAACATAGATGGATTGACTGATGTCGGCCGTGAAAGGTCACGTTTGGACGTTGAAAAGTTCAGAGCTATGGCCCTTTCTAAGCTTTTGCAAGGCCTTGAGATGGGAGCTATACCAGAGGAAGCCCTTATTGATATGGCTCGTGCTCGTGAAAAGGGCGAAGAGTTATTTGATTTGTATGACAAGTACGTTGTTCAACCTAAGAAAGAGATGGAAGAACAGATGATGGACACTGGATTGGGTGGCCCCCCTATGATGCCGGGTCAGCCACCTATGGGTCCAGAAGGAGGTCCTATGGGACCTGAAGGAGCTGCCGGAGGCATGCCACCGCCCCCACCACCATCAGCCCCAGGAGGGGCAGATCTGCTGGCACGCCTTGGCATTCCAGCAGGTCCCGGTGGTGAACTTGGGACGCAGGTACAAGGATGACAGATTTTTGGGAAGAACCTGAAAAGTTGATTAATCTTTTGGGCGAACGTCCTTCGTTGAATCCTTTTGAGGATGATACACCTATTGAAGCTCAATGTGATTTAGAAAACCCAGAGGTGTGTGAGTCATGCCAGTAAGCGAAGAGATTGAAAAAACCCCTACAGGGGATACTGCCATTAACAAACCTGAATCAGGTACATATGGTGAGAAAGCTGAATTGAATCGGTTAAAGCAAAGTCTTCCTCCTATGGATGGTCAAGGGCAGCAACCTCAAGGTCCTGCACCTATGCCAGATAGGGGAGGGGCTACTCCTCCTAGGCCAACTGGCCGTCCTGTTAAAGGTCCTTCTGACCTTCCTTCAGGAATTATGCAACCTGCTGGTGGAGATCCTAGCAGACCTTTATCTGCTCCAGCCCAAATGCCTCAAAGACCAGCTGCTGCTGATCAACAAAGGTTAGCTATTTTAGACGCATTATCTACTCACCCTGATGTTTCGCAAGAAACTCGTGAGTGGGCAGAACTCGTAAAGGAATACTTAATAAGTGGTCGCAACAACTGACGCAGAACTACATCAAGAAGAACAGATTGCCTTACAGGACCAGACGAACTCTGCCCTTAATCAATCTTCCATGCCTGAGCAAAACGATGGTGGCATAAGCCTACTAGATTCTATTAAAGCGAATCCCGGTGCAGCTGCTTCAATGATGATTCCGGGTGTTGCAGCTGGTGCTGGTTTGCGTGAAGGCCATACCTCAACGGATGGGTTTTCTGTGGGAAACGTTTTTAAAGATTTAGGAAACTTTGCTCACGAAACAGCTTATTACACTCCTGTTTTAGGAGCTCCCTTGGGTGCAGGGGATTCTTTTAATTTGATTGCTAACGGAAGCGACATGGTTAGTAAAGTGTTTGGCGTGTTGGGCCTTTTGGGTATAGCTGAAACTGGGATGCTAGCTGGAGCTGTTGGAATTGCAGGAATTGGTAGATACGGAGCAAATCAATACAAGAGAATTGGTGCACGAGTAGATGATATTTCTGCTCATGGGCCTTTTAAGCAAGGATGGACTGAAGCTGAAACTCATCCAACGTACATTAGTGAGCTTTTAGATGGGATGCCTTTAGTTCTTAGTAGCGCTCGTAGAAACGCTTTAACTGACCTTGCTGGCTTCCCAGATACTGGAGCAAAGAACCGAACCATGTTTGCTTTGCTTGACGAAGACTCTCAAGCCCTTCAAGATATAGTGCGGTACTTGGCTGATGATGATGTTGGTGTTAGAAATATAGATGAGTTCGCTGGCTACGATCACCTTACAATGTTTTTTATAGGCGATGATTTGTATCCAAACGCTACGTTGAATAGCTTTTGGGCAGGTTTAGCTGAGTCTCTTTTTGAACGTGCTGGTTTAATTCACGATTTATCTACAATAGATCCTTTGCAGGCTAAAATGGTTTTGCTTACAAGAACTGTTTCTCAATGGCATTTTCTTCAAAGAAGAGGTCGTTTGGAATTAGGTGGTTCTTTTGCAAAGTCTCAAGATGTTTGGGAAAATTTACTAAACAAAGGCAAGTTTACTGACGCTGACGCAGAAACCTTAATGCCTGCAATGAAAGCCTTTGCCGAAATTACTCAAGATTTTGGACATCCTGAAATGGTTGTTTTAAATGACCCAAGGTTTCACGTTGAAAAACTGAAGCTAGATGAAGTAGACGGTATTCCTACTGCCGAGCTGCATTTAGCTGTTAATCAATTTGAGTCTATTGATCCTAATTCTTTAAGCCATTTTGAATACAATGAACGTGTAAGGTTAATGTTCAGAGGCAACCCTGAGGCAATGACTCATTTGGCAGCTCAAAACATTACCGATTTTTTCTTTGATGAGGTTTTGTCTAACTGGGAAAGTTTAACTACGCAAATGGGCCCTCAAGGAGGAAGGGGGCACGGTAAAGATTGGTACAATCTTGCTTTGCAAGACATCCAACAAATGGCTGTGAAAAACAACGTAAACGAAGATTTAGCTGTCGGGATAGCTTCCTTGCTTTCTGCTACAACTTCTTGGGAAGTTAATTTAGATAACGTAGCTAGCATATTGATCTGGCTTGATCAATATGATGGCAGGTCAACGATGCTTGCTAAGAACGCTGATGGTAATTATCAGTTTAAGACCAAAGTTAAAAAAGGCGAAACGCTACCTGACAGCGAGAATTTAGGAAAAGAAATTACTAGAAACTTGTTTGGTAATCGACAAGGATTGTACATTTCTCCCGATCAAATTGAATCCATAAGGTCCCTTATCCAATTCGTGGAAGACGGTGGAACAGTATCTGGCTGGTTTGAAGGCAAAATGACGAAAGGTGGGTCTTTAAAGGTCCCTAACTTTTGGGCAGCTATTGCCAGAAGCAACCCAGACGACATCCTTGACCGGCAAGCTATTTTGTATCAGATTCTTGCAGGTGAAGTTACTTTAAAAGATATGAACAGACCAATTTTTACTGATTCTAAAATGGGCCTTGAATTGTCTGAAGCGTTTAAAACGTTTCCTATGACTGTTGACAGGCATGCGTTCGCTATAGCACTAGGTTATTCAACTCAGCCTCACACCGATGCCACTATGATTGCAGCTTATGACCCAATCAAGTTGGCTTATCTTGCTGCTGCTGAACTTATTGGCGACGTAAAGATGAACAAAAGATTAGCTGGTGGTGGTATTGATCCGTCAGGAAAAGAATTTGGGTTAGACCCAAATGAATTACAAGCGCTTACTTGGTTGCGTTGGAGAGAGTTGCGAGATGTCACTAGAAGAGGTGAGCTAACTGTTCCTGCTCCCGGACTTTTTGCTGAAGGCGTTGGGCCTATAGAAGTATTTTCAGATAGGATTCTTCAATTTGTCAGAGGTCAACTTCCAGATGGTGTAGATCTTGGTGGTCCAAAGATAGCTCCTATGGGTCAGAAAGCTTCTTTTGATGATTTTGGTAAAACGAAAGGCACAGGGACTAGAACTGCGCAAGGTGATTTGAAGGCGACACAAACAGGTTACAACAGTGTAATCCTTGAGATAACTCCAAATGGTGCTAGGTGGGTTGCTAAGGATGGCAGTGGACCTAATCAGTTTACATTTCCTTCGCAAGCTACTAACGCCGAAGGTTTAGCTGTTCACATGCCACGTCAAGCTTTAGTTGTAGATGATGTTAATGCCCAGTTGCAGAGAACAGCCGACACAACGTATATTGTTCTTGATGGTGTTAGGACTCCAGCGAGTACAGGCGGTAGGTTTAAACCAGAGGGTTCTTATGTGGCTGGTTTGGATTTGGCTTCTCAAGGCGTTACAGGGCTTCACACTAAAGGTAACCACATAGTAATAAGTATTCCTAACATTGTTAGTCAAACTACTAACACTAACATAATGGCTACTGTGGCTGGCCTTCAACACCGTAAGGCTCTTAGTAACCATATGGGAAGCATCAAAGGGCATTTGAATGATGTTGTTGAGTATGAGTTTTTGGTTAATAAGCCTCATACTGGCAAAGCAACAGTTTGGAGGCATCCTGAGATAACTGACTATGATGGGGCCCCAATGGACTTTTATTCTCAACGTGCAGTTGAGGAACACATAATGACCAATAAGAGTGCTGAAGGTCTTGATCCACTAAAGGCAGAGCGTATGCCTGACCTTGTTGAAGAGCCAAGAATAGAGTTAATTATTTCTTTTGCGACAGGTGAAGACCTTCGTAAAGCTCATGCTATTTTGACAGCCCCTCAAGCTGGGGCCAAGTCAAATGCTTTTACTGGGGTTAACACTCCGTACATTTCTCAGATGATTGCAGGGTACACGGCTCATGGTGGAAGAAGAACTGTGAGTGGAAGAGCACTTGAGTTAGAACCTCCAAGATTGCTTAGATCGCAAAGAACTGCTTGGCATTACAAGACCGAAATTGAACTTGATCCAGTTATTTATGGTGAGATAGCTCAATGGTACGATAACTACGATAACCCTATGAATAACCCTCTTGGTATTACAAGTAGGGCAGAGTTGGAGCTGGCTGCTAGGCACGGCGATCCAGCAGTTAGTGGCGCATATAGGCCTGTGCTTAAAGCTTGGCAAGCTTTTGAAGACGAGATAAAAACCCAATTTGCTTACTTGCAAGAATTGGGTATCAAAGTTGAGGTAGTAGATGTTGATCCTTACGCATCTCCTCTGGAGATGATAAAAGATTTAACTGAAAACAATGCAATTAAAATCCTGTCTACTAAAAGTACAGGTGGGCATCCTTTCCTACCAGATCATGTTAATGACATGTGGAGAGCTGTCCATGACGTGTTCGGTCATGCTTCTGAAGGAACTAACTTTACTCGCCATGGAGAGTTCTATGCAGCAGCAAAACACCTGATGATGTTTTCTGAAGAAGCTCGTCCAGCTATGTTATTTGACTCGATGGGGCAGAACGCTTCTTTGATTAAAAATGGAAAACATCCACCTCAAATTATAGGGCTTTTGCCTGAAGAGTATTGGCCTAATTCTGAAATATGGGGCGATAACACTCCATATGCTAAAACTCCTACTAATCAGCGTGTGATAGATCATGGCCATCAAGAGCAAGTTTTGGATTACAGGGTTATTACAGACCCTGCCGAAATGCCTGCTGATGTCCTTAAAGTAAATGAACATTATTTCGTTGATGGAAGTGGCACTATCATGGTGCATAACTCTAAGCAGGGCACTCCTACTAATATGAATACAAGAACTGTAGGTATTCTTAGAGGCGAAAACAGCTTGGAAACTTACATGGATGGGGAAACTGGGTTATATACTGCTGGCGACCCTACCGATAGTAAGAGAGCTGTCGGTGATGCTGGCTCTACCCAATTCCAAAGAGGCGCTTCTCGTGGTGAACAAGGCGTTGAAGCCATGGTAATTGGCAATACAAGGTACTCTGGGGGCAAGTATCAGGAACACAATGGGAAAAGGATCCCTGTAAGGATGGTTCCTATTGAGGAACTGGCTGACATTCCTGACTGGTCGTGGAATGCAAGCAGAAGAGGCATTGAAGAAATGGAAAATTTAAAAGCTTCTATAACTGCAAACGGTTTTGCATCTCCTGTGCAAGTAATGATTAACCCTGTAGGGAGAGCTGAGATTGTGGGCTCTATGGCTCAAGGTAACCATAGGTTGACTGCTGCTAGAGAATTGGGATTAACTCACGTTCCTGTCATAGGAAGATGGGACATAGATTTTGACATGAAGGCAGGTGAATTACCCGGTTCTACTGCTAAAGGAACTGCTCAACTGACCAACGTTGATCCCAATAAGGCCAAACAAGCGAGGGCAAATTGGGATATGGATCGGGTTCAGAACGATCACTATTTTGATATTAATGATGTATTAACGGCAGAAAACCCTAACCTTAAAAAAACTGCAATAGATAAAAAACTTATTGCAGATGAGCCTGACGATTTTGGTCTTGAGCCTTCTGATCCTGCTTGGATTCAGTACAATAACCTTGAGGAAGGCCCTATGGGCCTTACTTGGGGAGGTAAGATTAGTATTCGTGGTGACATTCGTGTCGCACACAAGACTTCTACTATGGATTCTCTGCAACAACCGGGTCACATTTTTGGGGTAGAAGTTGCAACTGATGTATATAAATCAGGCCCTAATAAAGGGCAACCAAAGTATGAGAAGCCAACTAATATAGTGATGTACATTCCTGAAGATCCTAGAGCAATGCCAGTCATTGCGTATAATTCGGAATCTATTTCTGGACTTCCATTGCACCGGCAAGTTGTTTTGCAAACTGCTAAGAAAGATGGAACATTGCAGAAAGCTACTGCAAGCATACCTTTGCTTGTTGTCAAACCTTTATCTACTTTAAATCAAGATGGGCGAACAGCAGCTGGAAGAACAGCTGACATTGAACTTGTTACTAAAGTATCTGAAACTCTTAAAAATTCTGGCTTGGTGTTTGGTGGACTTAAGGTGATGAAAGCGTCGTAATGGATCCAGTAAGCATAGATAAGAACCTTAGAACTATTAAAGCTATTGAGAGAAGCTGGAACCAGCCTAAGTTACCTGACATGGTTTCTTTAGATCTTGCTGCTATGTCTGGACTTAACCAGAAACAAATTTCTAATTTTATGTGGGGAATTGATTCTGATGTTGGGAAGGTAATTAACAAGCCTTCCCCTACTCTTGATTTGAGAAACAACATTGAGTTAATGTCGTTTCAAACAGAACCAGATGTAGAGCCAGTAACTAATCAAGAGCATGGCAGTAACGGTCCTTCTAAATGGAACAGAATAATTTCTGACGTAGTTGGTCTGCAACCTGCTCAAGCTTACGATGAAGATGCTGTGATGAATTGGAAAATGCAAATGGTTGAATTAGGGAGGCTGCCGAGAAACACCCCTATTGATAATAGGTGGGGACCTGAATATGATGCTCTTTGGAGAGACCAAATGGATGACCATTGGGAAGCTCAATGGAGGGGCAACAAATACGGTGCTATGTCTGTTGAGAGTATCGCCGAATTGATGGGGGAATGGCTGTCGCCTACTGGTTTATTTAAGGCAGCTGTTCATCTTGACCTTATACCTGACTTTGCCGAAATAGGCAGAGAAACCACTTGGAATCCTTTGACATGGTGGAAAGCTATTGACGATGTTGCCCTTCCTGTCCTTAACTGGGGCCTTATGCTTACTGGTGTTGGGGAAGTGATGCTTGTGAGCAGGGCAGCTTACGCAGGTACCAAGGCAGCTGTAGCTATAGATAAGGCTTTAGATGCATATAAGACTTTTAATGGTGTGACTCAAGCCACTAGGCTTGGAAGAGTAGGGGCTAGCGTAGCTGGTTTCGGAACTAAAGTTGGCAAGTTGCGACATGGAGATGATATTGCTAAAGCAGGTCAAGCTGCATTGCAAGGTATTCGTGCTCCCGGTTTTATTGGTTCTAAAATGGCTAACTCTTCCAGAACAACGCTTCAAACTATGGGGAAATGGAGCAACCAGTGGAGGGGATATAATTCGGTTGCGGTAGGTAAAACCTTAACGCAACAAGGCATGAGGATAGGTCTTGCTGGTAGGCTTCAAGGGTCTTTAGGAATTGATGATCCTGGTGCGACAGGGTTAGATTTCATCCCCGGTGTAGATTCAGCTAGCCAATGGACTTACAATACTCTCCCTGCAGCTATCATATATGAATCAATGTTTACCCCTACCCACATGTTGGCTGTAGGGACTATGAAAAATCTAGCCCCCGGTGGTGTATTGCGAAGCTTTGCTAACGTTGGTAAGGAAGCTAACGTTTCTGAAGATCTGTTTAGCGGAGTTGAAACAGCGTTAGATTTTGAAATTGCACAAGCTATCACAAGGGGCGAAGATGTAACTGGTTTAGAACAAGCAAAAGCTGCTTTTGTTAAGAACTCTAAAGAGCATGGTAGAACTAAAGCTTTGATGTATCATATGTTTGATGATTGGACTGATATAACTACAGAAGCTCCTTTGGAGATTCAAGAGCGATTTGGTGCACATGTAACGTACATGGCTGTCATGGCAGCTATTGATCATGCTGCACTTAACCTTTCACCTGCTTTGGTCAGGACTTCTACAGCAAGAAAGAACGTTCAATACCATGCTGCAAGGAACCAAATTATTAATCAATTAAGGTATATAGATCCTGATGATTACGAACAACTTCTTGTAGCTAGAGCTTGGGAAAGAGCAGAATCGTATAAAGATTTTGAAAGAATCCTTGCTGCAAGCAGAGAAGCTCTTGCAAGCGATAACACGATGCTAACCGGATTGCGTGCTGCTTACATTGATGGCCTTAAAGAACTAATCAAAGTTCATAATGCTAAAAGGCAAGATACTTTCAAGATGTTGATGGAAGGCCATTTGAACGCTGGTGTTCTTAAGGAGTATATGGGAAGATTCCATAGTACGTTAGGGAAAACTTGGAGAGAGTTTTCTGATGGCATGGAAATAATTGACTTGAATGTCGCTGAGGGTGCGCTTGAGGGGGCTAGATTCAGTCCTGCTTTGACCGATGAAGGTCTTTCAATGCTAGATACTGGATTGGAATTTGCTGAAGGTTCTCAAATGGGCGACATTTTGAAAATCGTAGAAGACCCAGAGTTTTTGGATTTTGCTGTTCAAAGCAAAACATTCAATCCTTTAAATAAAGCTCCCAATACTCAGGGTAGGTTTACTGTCGCTAAGGTAGGTACAGTCACTAAGCAGGATAAATTGAAGCACGCAGCTTTTGTAGAGCAGTTGCTTCATTTGAGGACAACGGCTTTGAAGTTTTTCAAAGCGACTGACGATCCAGATTTTCTTATTGACCCTGCTGCAGGTGGTGCATTAAATGGTTTAATTGCTCAAGTCAGCGGTGATCTTGCTCAAATGGACATTAAAGCTCTTGATGCTGCTTTAAGACGATCAGGTATGAAGGGTACTGCTAAGACTCCTTTTGATGCTATGGAAACTATGGCAAAAAGAAGAGCGAGGCTTCTTCGGATTGTGAGGTACGCTCAACAGCAAGGAATGAAAGTTGATGGATATGAGGACCTGTTTATTCAGGTGAGGAAAAAGTTAGATGATCAAATATCTTACCTTAATAATGATCCTCGTTGGATGATAGATTGGGACGTGACTGACGTTGCTGAAGGCCTTGACCCTGTTGTATCTTTGAAAGCTAAGTCAAATTCTTTAAGGCGAGGTGCTACCTTTACAGCAGCTGAGATAGATCCTTCAACTGTTCCAGCTGGCATGGTAGAGGAGCTTAACAAGAAGGGTTACAAACTTGTTTATGGTGTGGAGTACGCTACTCCTGCCGACCTTAATGATTTCATGGTTGAAATGACTGACTTGAAAGATGCTATGAAGTACAGGGAAAGCCTTGGAATGGACACTCCTTTAAGTAGGCACATGAACTCTTCTTTGAACACAGCTAATTATTGGAGGGCTAGAGCTGCTAGGGCAGCTGCTAAACCTTTTACAAGGCATACGAGAACTGCCGAAAGGCACTTGTACACTGCTGCTGCTAAATCAGCCATAATGAATAACTTTAGGCACATTAACAATGGTAAAGGCATGACAGATGCTCAATACAATACTCTTAATCAGGTTTTGCTAGGGATAACTCATCAAGTCAAAAACGATTATGATCAGTTGCTTAAGCAAGTAAAGCTTGATGCTGTCGGTAGAACGTATCAGGGTGGTTTGATGAAGAAGGTTAGTAACTTGAGGGTTTCTTGGACTCCTCAAGTGCCAAATGATTTAGTTAGGACTAAGGCCTTGCAAGCGGTTTTGACTGATTTCTTAAGTACAGGAACTTACAAGCTTAAGGACATACAGGGGGAGCTAAGCAAGGGCGCTCTAATGGGGAAAGCTCCGGCTAGGGAAGCTAAGACAGTGAATTTGGATTTCCTTATTCCCGAAGAAGCTGCCCAGTATAGGCAAGCTTTGAAGGAAGCTGGTGAGATAAAGGATGCTAAGAAAGCAAAGGATGCTGTAGTAATAGCTGATTCCCACTATGAGAACGCTAGAAAACTTGCTGCAGCCAAAATCATAGATTCTCTTAAGAACTCTAGGGTTATTGGTAGAGAAATTAAGGGTAGTGCGACGAACTGGTTAGACAAGATTCAATCTACGCCTCAATTAACGAACACTATGAGATTGTTGGCTGGTAATAGAAAAGGCATTGAGTATGGAGGGTCTTGGCAAAGAATTATGGGCTTGTTCGCTCGCAGTGCCGGTGGCGGAATTGGTGCTGGTATAGCTTCAGCTAGTTCGTTTAGTTTAGAGGATGGTTGGGATTGGAAAGACGATTTTGCTATCCCTCTTGTTGGGATGGCTGCTGGTAGGGCTTTGACCACAAGAGTGATGGTTGGTTCTCAGAATGTTTTCAAGAAGACAAGGTTCAGAGACACTAAACTTGGAACGCCTATCAGGAACGCTTTTGGAGATGCTACCCTCCTTAAGGCTTCTCTCAAAAAAGTAGAAGACCTTGGTACATATCCAGATGTTAAGAAGAGCCTAAGTTATCTTTCTAGGCAAGCTGCTAGCATTGACCAAGGCGCAGGCCTTTACGGAAAAACAGGTGACGTGTTTGGTAAGGCGCTTAGGTCTCAGGATTTAAAGGCTTGGTCATACATAGGTGATAGTTTAGCGTTTTGGCGTGACTTTTTCAGGTTTAATCTGTCTCCTGTTTTTGATGCTTCTCGTTATTCTGAAGCAATAGTGCTTGGCCAAATAGCTTCACCTCTTGAAGCAGGGAAAAGTTTACGCTTTAATCTTTCTCCAAGTAAATGGAGAAAGACAAGGATGCAAGATCTAGCTGAAGCAGCTGGCCATGATCTTAAAGGAAACAAAAGTCTTAGAAATTACTACAAACAGCAAGCTTTGGAAGAATGGAACGAAGTTCAAACAAGGTACAGGAACGCTGCAGTAAGGTATCAAGATTTTGATTATGATGCTTTGGAAGCAGCTACTGCTAGGTTCTCTCAAGTAGGTATTTTAGGTTTTAATACTTATGATTGGGAAACTTCTATGTTCGCTGACCTTGTGTTGTTGCACGGCATGGATGATATAGAGGCGTACAAGGCAGCTAAACACATGTTTACTTATGGCATCAATCCTAGGTCCCCAGCTGAAGTTACGATGAACGCTATCTTTTTCCCATTCAGCTTCACAAAGAAAACCATGGGTCACGCCGTTAAATTCGCAGGTCAGGATTGGTCTAGGACAGCTATGATCCATAATTCTTTGCGTACATATTACGAACTTGACGATAAATACAACCTTGACGACATGTACGAAGCTTACCTTCCTGCTTTTGATAAGGTTTCAAGGCTTAACTTGTTAGCTGCTGGCGTTTCTTTGGGACAATTTGGTGGCGCTAACAGGCCTTTGATTGACACAATGTTAGACCTTCCTCTTTTACCTGAGGGAACTATTCAGCCGGTAATGAAATCGCCTTTGTTGAATGGTTTTATTCCTCAGGTGTTTGATATAACTGACAGTAACAGTATGAACGAAGCTTTTGATAGTTTCCAACGAACACTTCCAATTATTAACGACATAAATGACATGGTAGATCACCTAGGCCAGCAATGGTACATGGGTAAAAGCCTTGCATCAGGCGGTCATGGTGTTGCAAGAGCCACTGAAGAAACTATGGGATGGGAAGCAGCTGAGGGCATTAAGATTGCTTTGACTGCTATGATTGAGGAGATCCCTAACAAAGACTGGGGCAATAGGTATAGCGTAGGGATGCCTAAAGACCATCCGTTTTCACATTTGTCGGTTGGTGAGTATTACGATATGGAAATAGAGAACCTTTATGAAAAGTATCCTGCATATAAAGATTTAGTTGATTCTGGTGTTGGTGTTCAAAGAGGTGTCGCTCTAGCAGCTGAACAAGAAGATCTCAGGAATACATTTAAGGAACAAAGAATCCCAATCAATGAACCTGCTAAAACTTTTCAAGACCCTGAAAGCGATGCTTTTAAGGCTTTGGATTACGAAGGAAGAGTAGGGCTGATGCTTGAGTGGAGTCAATTTAAGATAGAAAAGGAAAGCTTCTCAAGGAATCCAAGTGATAGAGAGAAGGTGCCAGACATTAACAGGGAAAATCCAGCTACTAATATAGATGCTGCTACGGTAGATGCTATTAGAAGACAATACATATCTTGGGTTAATGCTGACGGTGCTTTACTTGCTGCATATAATAGGCATTTGTTGCCGATATGGGGCCCTATAACGACAAGACACATTTCGGGAATTGATTGACATGGATCAAATTTGGATTAAACTTTTTACATATGAATATCTGAACCTTAAGTCACGTTCTGGTTCAATTTTGTGGGACCCAGCCGTCCTTCCAAGGGTTGAAGGGTTTGTGGCAAAAGCGTTAGCCAACATGGAATGGGAAGGTAAGTCTCCAAAACAAATAGCTATCGCCCTTGCTCAAGACGTAAATTTGAATAACGACATTAGAAACGATATTGAAGGCGATTCAGTTGGCTATAATTTGGCCACAGGAGATCTGCTTGAGTTCGGCACTAGTGCATCAATAGAAGAAAAAGCAGGTAAGGTCTTTGAACTGAAAGGATTTGTTGGATCCTCTGCAACTCCTGACTACACAGTTGGCGACTCTAATATATCTGCATCGTTTTATGATTATGAGCTGGATGCTCGGCCTAGTGAAACTACTGTAGAAGGTGCATCAGATAAAAATACTACTTTCAATGTAGTGGAATCAAGTCTTGATGTTTTAGACACTCAAGAGACTTATCTTCGTGAGGTCGCTAGGATCAATAAATTAGTTGAGGTTCCTAGATTTTTTAGAGACAGGCAAACTCTTCAAAATTTAGAAGCAGATGGGTGGATTGAGAAAGTCAATCCAGTAGAGGCAGATGAGCAAGTTAGAATCTCTGAAAGTACTGTTGATTTTGATGAGGGGGATCCGAGAGATCCTAAAGAAGTAGAAAAAAGCTATATAAAAGGGGGACGAGAGTTAGCTGGCGATGCTAGAATAATGGAAACTGCGTTCTGGGTTTTTACAGAGAAAGGCATTGCTGAATTTGAAAAGGCAATGTTGAACAGTTTCTATCCAGCGGAGTTGGCTGCACGGGGTTTTGAGGAGGGATGGCTTACAAGGGGCGATGCAGGTGGCTTAACTGATGAGGCATATGCTTTAGCTAACCAAGCTGTGACTCTGCTAAACAGTAACAGGGACCTAGCGGACCTTCCTTCATTTATTTTTGAATGGACTGGAGATGACAAAATGTCTCCCACTCCAGAAGGTCAAGTAATTGAAGGAGCTAACTTTAAACAGTTTTTCTCAAACCATGACCAAAAGATGATAGCTGACATGACAGGTCTTTCTCCCTATCAAGTAACAGAACTTCAAAAAGCTGCATTAGACGTATTCGGGAGTAACCCACCATGGCAATTAATAGCTTTAGCTATTGACCAGAACAATGATTACGTTGATGCTTCTACTGGTTTATCTATTATTGATAACCGTGCTGTCCGTCAAGATAAGTTCGCTGAATATATCAGCCACTATGATGACGCATTGAACATTTATCAAAACAGTGAAAATGGTGATGTTTATTACGAGCTGGCTTATTTACATTTGATGGATCCTGCTCTTGCAACCAAAATTTTGAATGGTAAACATTCTGAATTGACGGTAGGTGAGACTAGGGTTTTAAGGGAAGCTTACAATACTCTTAACAGATACCATCAAACTGGGGATTTTTCTCCGGGTTGGTCTGCAGATATGCCTATCATGAACTGGCTTGAGAAACTTCCTGCTGCTAGCATGAGCACAGATTACTATAGGAATATACTGGGTGATGAGATCCTTGAGGACGCAAGATATGGCTCTTGGGCTAACCTTGTAAAGTATCAAGCACAACAAGAGCTTGAGGAAGCAGCCAAAGATGAAATAGATGACACTATGAAAGCTACGACAAGGGAAATGTATAAAAGCGTTTATCAGTCATGGTTTATGGACGAACCTACTGACGCTGAACTGGACAAGTTTGAGGGTTGGTTCGCTGGGAAGGAATCTAATTACAGAAGCGAAATTGCACTTTGGAGTCCTATTACTTCTAACTCTTTCCTTAACCCTGACCTTGATCCAAACGATCCAACGTTGTTTAAAGATAGGGCTAACATGGCTGTGACTAATAGGTTGAGATCTGGTAGTAAGTATCAAACGTTGTATGGTCGTAAGCCTGCTGGCATGACTGAGGAAGATTGGAAGAGTACGTTTGAGCAGCAAGCTCAGGCTGATTATGGTGCTTCTGCTGGAAGCCTTAACATTGGGTTAAGGAAGCAAGCTATGGAAGCAGGCGATCCGGGTGTGATTACTCGGCATGGTATTTTGAGCGGTGAGGGTTATGATAATTCTCAGTACATGAGAAAGATTATGTCTTTGAGGAATGCGTTTAGGAGAAATACATAATGGCTGATTTAAGTGCGTTGGCAGGAGCTGGAAACATAGAAGCTGTCAGTAGGGAAACGTTTGCTATTT